TATGCGTTTAACGGTCGTGTTGGTCAGTTCCAAATTGATGCTGCACCCGGCGCTGAAGCCAAATGCACATTTACTATTCATCCACGGGGCAACCAGTACGGCTGGTCGAACAACTGATGAAACTCTCAGACGCAATTGAGGTAATTGTGACCAGCTACGGCGACATTGATCTTGCTGCCCGTGGCATGGTGGTTGACGCTGACGAGCTTGCAAAAGCTACAGCGCAACCAGATACAGCCGAAGCCATTGCTTTGGCTTTGCTGAAGAAGTACAACGTGACTGCTCCTGTAGTGGTCATTGAAGAAGTTGCATTAGAAGTCCCTCCAGACACAACAGAGTAAAAAAACATGATAGTAAAAGACAGTAACGACCTTCTTAACTTCCTTGTAGATCAAGCCAGTGCATCAAAGAACTGGTTTGGTTTTACTGAGCAACGAATCACCGCCATATCTTTGGCTCATGACATTGCTCGTAATTTTGCTGACAAGATTACGCCTGATGAAGCTGTTGCTTACGCTACTGCATTGAATCAAGCTATCTACGACAAGATAATTAAAACAAAATAAAGGACATAAAATGACATTAGCAAAAAAACTTGGCAAGCAATTTGAACAAGTAAAAAATGACATACAAATCAAAAAAATCTCAATAGATTTGGGAGAGGTAAAATTTGATTTGAAATTAAAAGTTCCACTTAAAAAAGAAATGGAACAAATCAACACTTTAATTTTTTCACCACCAAAAGAAAAAGTTGATGCGGCTTTTGAGCGTATCTCTGCTCCAATGCGTCAAACATTAGAAGAAGGCGGCGAAGAATTTATTAAAGCGTTAAATGCAAACAAACAATCAATGACTGTTACGGATAATGATTTAATTATGGATGGTGTATCACTGCGTCAAGTGGCGCAATACCAAGCCATTGAGGAAATTAAAATAGAGCAATACTTTCATCTTTTAGTTTCTGAATCAGGAAATGCTGTTGATGAATCTTATGAACAAATTTGCGCTGAATTCCCTGAGTTTGTAATTAAAGAAATTGTGCAAACAATTCAAGCGGCTATTGCTCCTGATTACAAAAATGCAAAAAAAAACTAAGGCAAAGTTTAAGGCGGCAAGTGACAGCGGCCTTGATTTTTAATGGACATACACAAAAATCAGTTAATGAAATAAGCGAGGAAGTTTTTACGGAGATTCAAGTTATGTATGCTGATGGTATGTTAGGAAACAGGGCTATCTTTGATGGCTTTGCTCCAATGACTGCGGCTGTATTTAACTACATGAGGCCAGAAAATTCTGCGCCGTATAAACAACAAAGCATATTTCCTTGGATAAATGAATATTGGAACAATCCAGACAATGAACCAACAGCAACAGAAATAGCAAGCAATTCTTTGTTGTTATTTTTGTCGCAAGCGCCCGGTTTTGACAATCAAAGGTTTAAACAATGAGCGCAGAATTTCAAGTAAACGGTTTTGCTGAATTGTATAAAGCAATGGATAAGCTGTCAGAGGAAATCGGTAAAGGAAAGACTGATAAAATCTGGCGCACATCTATGGCTTACGCAATGGAGCCAGTGCTTCAAGATGCCAAAACATTTGCTCCGCAAGATACCGGGCAAATGCAAAACCGCATCTACATGAAAGTGCATAAACCACAATCACGCGACAAAAGCAGTTCAACATACAACGGGGAAATGTATATTGCTCGCGTTTCAGTAAGTACATTGCGCGATGATTCTATTCAAGATTTTATTGTCAACAAGCGCGGCAAATTGCAAAGCGTGTGGCGCAACAAAAGACCAGTTCCAGTGTCGCAAGAATTTGGTAATGCAAGAACGCCAAGTCATCCTTTTATGAGGCCAGCGTTGGACAATAATATAGATAGAGTAAAAAGCCGTCTTGGTTCTGCTCTTTGGCAAAAAATTACTGAATTCACAAAGACAAAGGGGTAAATCATGGCGGTCATCGGTTCGCTTTCAGTCAAATTGGGTCTTGTCACTGTTGAGTGGGACAAGGCTACAGCGCAAGCAAAAAGACAAGCTAAAGATTTGCAGTCTGCGTTTAACGACCTTGGCGTAAATATGCAAGGGTTGAAAAACCTGTTTCAACAACTTGGCGGCGCTGCTGGTTTGTCTGTAGCTGGTTTTGCTGCAATGTCTCATTCTGTGTTGCAGCTTGCTGGCGACCTCAGTGACGTTTCAAAAACTTATGATGTAAGCATTGCAAAAGTTTTGCAATTTCAAAACGCTTTAGTTCAAGCTGGCGGCAAATCTGAAGACGCTGGAAAAATTATTGCAAATCTTTTTGCAAAAATTTCAGACGCGCAACAGGGCAATGAGTCTGCTATTGCTTCATTTGAAAATTTGGGAATTAGCTTTCAAGACTTGAGAGCAATGAGTCCTGAAGAAGCCTTAAACAAAGTTTACAAAGGCTTGTCTAATATTGGCAACACTTATGATCGTGTCAAGGCAGTAAAAGAAATTTTAGGTAAAGGCGGTTTGCACAAGTCAGTAGAGGAAATTTCAGAGGCTTTAGGAAAGTCAAGCGCAGAATTTAAACGACAAGAAGCCGCACTAAAAGCATGGGCTGATGCTGGTGATCGTATTGATCGCATGATGTTAAATTTAAAATTGGCTTTCGCTGAATTCTTTAAAGTGTTTGTTGGTGGTGATTTTGTCCCATCTGTTAACCAGTTCAAATCCGCAATGGTAGCTATTACATCTGTAATGGTTATTAACGGAATGATGAAACTAGTGGCGGCATTTAAGGCGCTTAATGTCGCACTCAAATCTACAGCAGCACTAGGCATTGCTATCCAATCAGCGCAGGGTGTTAAAGGCATTGCAATGGCTGGCGGCGCATTGGCGGCTTATTTTGGCGCAATGAAAGTATTTGAAGACCAAGACGAAGAAGCTGCCGCTGCTGATGAAAATGCTACGCCAGAAGCCGGGGCGGGTTCTGCTGATAATGCTGCTGGTAATCGACGCACTATTGACGCAATGCAAGCAAAACTTAAACTTGCAAAAGACATGCTTCGTATAGATGCTGAGCGTCATATGTATCAAATGCACTATTTGACGGGTAGCCAAGATCAACTGCTTCTTGAGGAAAGTTTTTTAAAATATCAAGAAGATATTGCAAAAGCAACACAAGCAAGAGCAGATGCTTTAAAAGCTGAAAATTTAAGCAGCGCACAAAAAGGCGGCATTCAATCAACATTTAATATTGATACAAAAAAAGCAGACCAAGAAAGAAAGCAACGTGATGAGCTAATCAACGCAAAACACAAAATTGCGATTGATGCTGTAGAGCGACAAATAAATTTAGAACAAAAAATGTCGGCAATAAAAGTTGATCAAGCTCGTCTTGAAAATGAACGCGCAACAATGACGGTGTTTGAATATGACAAACAGAGAGAAAACTATGCGCTGCAAGAAAAGTTGTTAAACATTGAACACCAACGTCAAGAGTTAAGGGAGAAATATAAAGAAAACGAAATGGCTCCTGAGTTTGTTAATTCAATTACGCAACTAAACAATGCTGAAGCCACTGAAAGACAATTGTCAAAAATTAGAGATAGAGGTACTGAGCAAGAACGTATGCGGGTTCAAGATTTTAATACAGGATGGGATTACGCATTGCAGCAATATGTAATGAATTCTGAAAACGCTGGCAGAACTGCTTCTGATATGTTTAGTTCATTGACGGGAAACATGGAAACAGCAATTACAAACTTTGTTAGAACAGGCAAATTGTCTTTTAAAGACTTGGCTCGTAGCATTATTCAAGACATTATTGCAATACAAATGAGGGCGGCTGCAAGCAAATTCCTTGGTTCTTTGTTTGGAAATATTGGTTCTAGCGGCAACGCCTCAAGTGGCGGTTGGTTTGAAAATGTTTATATGGCGGCAGAACCAAGAGCATCAGGTGGCCCGGTAAGCGCAAATAATTCATATATGGTTGGTGAGCGTGGAGCAGAATTGTTTGTTCCAACAAATTCCGGAACAATTATTCCTAATGCAAAAATGAACAACATGGGAAGCACCACGAACGTCACAAACAACTACATTAACGCTATTGACGTTAAGTCTTTTGAAGATAGGCTGTTAGGCAGTTCTAACGCGATTTGGGCGGCTAACCAATATGCCAACAAGTCATTGGCAGTTAACAGGGGTCGGGCATGAGCTTCCAAACAATATTTGAAAATCAAGAGTCCATGACGGTCAACAATCGCCGCATGGTTGGTCAGCAAGTTGCAAGGTCAGGATACATTACTGTGGCTCAATACCTAACGTCTGTGCCGTGGGTGTTTACGGTCACGCCTAACAATTATCTGTATTACCCAACAGCAAGAGCCATCATTCAAGCCATTGACAACAAAGACCGTCAATTGCCTGAAGTCATTGTTTTTAACAGCAGCTTGTTGTCATGGTTTACGCAAAAACTTGGAACAGCTACTGTTGCAACATTGAACGGTACACCTACAGCTAACACGCAGACACTTGCCTTGACATCTAACGGGACGTTTAAAGCAGGTGATTTCATTATGGTAGGCGGCTATACCTACAAGGTCACGGCAGACTCTGCTGGCGCTTCTGTCAACATTCACAGGCCATTGATTGGCGCTCCTGTGTCTGGTGCTGTTGTGTCAATTGGCAACGCTTGCACATTTAATGTGGTTGCTGAAGTCTGCCCAACGTATACTCTTACTCCAATGACAGGCGGTGCTTTTGTCAATTGGGATCAACCGTTTGTCTTTCGGGAATACATTACATGACAACAATCAATGCTGTAACTGGCTCACAAATCAACCATGCAGAGTTTGTCAAGTTAACAGTTGGCACGGCTGCAACGGTCTACACGTTCTGTAACGCTGCTGCCCCGATCACTGTTGGCGGGACTACCTTTACCAACCTTGGCGCTTTGCTCAATGTGGGTGATGTGCAGCGAGACATGAAGGCTACATCCGATGACATGACCATTCAATTGACGGGCATTGATCCAGCTTCAGTGGCTCTTATTTTGAGTAACGACATAAAAGGTTCATTGGTTGAAGTTTGGCGCTGGTTCTTTAACTCAAACAA